CTACCCCATGCGCCGCTTCGTCACCTGCACCGCCAGCGGCGCCGCAGCGAGGTCCACCGTCGAGGCACTGACGTTCCTGGCCGTCACGCGCACGCTGTTGTTCGACCACACATGGCAGTCCAGCACGAAGGCGATGCTGCTGGTGTCGAGCGACGCGTCGGCGAAGTCCCCCCGCCGCGCGCCCGGCACCGTGACATCGACGTTCGCCGTCGCGCCGGGGCCGAGGCTCGGCAGGTCCCAGCTGGTCTCCAGCGCCAGCGTCCGCGCCCCCGCCGGCAGCGAGGGGCAGCCGTAGAGCACCGCCGGCGCGTCCTCCGGCAGGCCGTAGAGCCGCAGCGCCTCGAGTTCGATCTGCCCGTCGAAGCCGATGATGCCGATCTGCGCGAAGGCGACACCCGCCCCGAGCCGCACCGTCTGCCGCCGGTTCAGCGAGCTGTCCTGCATCACCGCGCCGGCCTGCCAGCTCTTCGACGCGGTGTCCCACTGCATCGTGGTGCCCGACGCCAGCACGTCCTGCGGCTGGTTCTCCCGCACGGTGCCGGCGCCGTCGAAGCAGCGGACGCAGAGCCGCCCGCCATCCGCGCCGCCGACCAGCCAGTGGGCCAACGCGAACTCCTTCGCGTGGGTCGTCTGCACCACGAAGGCGACACCACGGTTGGCGTTCAACAGCAGTCCCCGCCCGGTCGCCGCGATGCCGTCCAGCCCGTTCCAGGACAGCGCCGCCATGGTGGTCTCGGTGGTCGTCGAGGTCGCGATGATGGACGCCCCCTCCACGCCGATCTCGGTGTTGCTGTGGCGGAAGGCGGCGGCGCGCAGGTTCGGGATGTTCGCCAGCAGCCGCGTCAGCCGCGACGCCGGCGCGCGGTGGCGGTTGTAGACCGCGTTGCCGGCGCGGGTCGCCGTCGCGGTGTAGTCGATGCCGATGGTGTAGGTCTGCGCCCAGGCCACCTCGTACTCGCAGTCCGTCGCAGCCCCGGTGTGCCGCGCCGCGAGCGGCGAGCAGGCCTCCATGCGCATCCCCCGCGCGATGATCGCGGTGCCGCTGGTCTCGTTCAGGAAGGGGATGGCGACGTTCGGGTCGAGCTGGCGCAGCTCGAAGTTCGGCCCATCGAAGATGTGCCGGTTGTGGTTGTTGTAGGCCCCGGCCTGCCGGGAGAAGCGCACCCCGAAGCGGTCCAGGGTCGGATTGATCCCGGTCGCGCAAGCGAAGTGGCCGCCGTAGTAGCGGATCGAGGTGTTCCAGGCCGTCGCGGTGGCGCAGTGCGCGTCGAGCCCGTAGCGGTTGTTGAGGATCCGCCCGAGGATCAGCGTCGTGTCCTCGAAGCCGCGGCCGTCGCCGAGGGTGCGCAGCCCGATGGTGAAGCCCGAGACCAGGCGGAGGTCGAGCAGCGAGGAATCGAGGTTGCGGGCGAGGATGCCGATGTCCGCCTCGCTCGCCCAGTCCGACTGGATCTGCCGCGTGACCTGGAGGTTGAGGTATAGCTTCTCGCCATTGCGGGTGGTGCCGCCGTCGCCCAGCGTCAGCACCGTCGCCGGGGCGTTCGCGGCGCCGGTGTATTGGATCACCCCCTGCATGATCAGGCCGCGCGCGCCGCCGCCGAGCGTGACGCCGGCGTCGACGTTCCAGGTGCCGGGCGGGATGACGGCGAACTTCCCGTCCGCCGCGGCACGATCGAAGCAGGCCTGGATGGCGGCGCGGTCGTTGGCGGCGCCGTCGCCGAGGCCGCCGAAGTCGCGCGGCAGCACCGCCTCGCGGTCGCGGAGATACTTCGCCAGGTCCGTCTTCGAGATGTTCTGGCCGAGGACCATCAGGTCGTCGATGCGGGCGGCCATGTCGCGGCTCCTACAGGGCGGTCGCGGTGACGGGCCCGGCGAGGGCCGAGACGTTGCCCTCGGCGGAGACGGCGCGGACCCAGTACCAGCGCGCCTGGCCGGCGGTCAGGCCGGTGCGATCCCAGGGCAGCGCGGTGGGTTCGGTCGCGAGCTTCACCGCCGCGGCGAGGCTGTTCGAGGTCGCCTCGAAAATCTGCAGCCGCAGAGCGTCCGCCGGGAAGCCGCCCGAGAGGCGCACGCCGCCGGTGATGCCAAGGGCGCCAGGCGCGGTGACGGCGCCGGGGATCGCCGCCTCCCGCCAGCCCGACACTGCCCCGCTGCGGGCCACTGCGCGCGCCCGGAAGGCGGTCGGCTCGGCGCTGGGGATGGACGCCGCGGTCGCGCCGAGGGCGCCGCCGTAGCCCTGCCAGGTGGCCACGGAGGCGGGGCGGAACTCGAGCTCGTAGCCGGCCAGGTAGGCGCTGCCAACCGCGGACCAGGAGACGCCGAGCGCGGCGAAGGCAGCGCCGGTGGGCGTGTCCATCGCAATCGAGGCCGGCGCGGCGATCACCCCCGGGTTCGGCAGCACCACGGAGGGGCTGTCGCCGGCAGCGCGCTCGTCCACCGCCGGGTTCCAGTCCCACACCGCCGGGTCCTCCTCGGACAGTGTGAGGTCCACCCCGCCATCCGGTGACAGTCGCCAGCCCGTCACCCGCGCTGGGAAGGGCCCGACCCGGTCGAGGGCGACCGTCACCCCATCCCACGGCCGCAGCCGCAGCGCCGAGAGGTTGGCCGGGAAGGCCACCTCGCGCTGGCGGCGGATGCGCTCGAGCTCGGCCTTCATCAGCCGCTGCACCGTTGCGACCGACGTGGTCAGCGGGAACTCCATGTCGCGGTAGATCTGCTCGCCGCCATCCTCGGCGACGTAGTTCGAGGCGAGCAGCGGCGGGGCGTCGGTGGGCTGCCAGTTCTTCGCCGGGTCGACGTAGACGGCCCTGACGCCGTTGAAGAGATCCCGCCGCGGCCGGCTGCCCTGGATGGTGACGTCCCCGCGCAGGTCGTCCGAGGTGAGCGTGGCGGAGGGCAGCGCCGGCCCACCGGCGTGGATGAAGAACCGCCCGCCCGAGACCACCAGCGCGCCGGCCATGGCGGCGACGAGCTTGCGGGTGATGGCGATCTTGCCCTCGCCGAGCGAGACGCGGCCGTTCACCGTGTAGCGCCGCTCGGTGACGCCGGCGCGGGTGCCGATCAGCTCGTCGCAGATGTTGGCGGCGGCGATCAGGGCGGGGATGTCGATGTCGTCCCAGGAGGCCTTCCAGCCGAAGGGCGCGGTCAGGTACCAGGCCAGGCAGAGGGCGGGATTGTCCGACCAGCCTGTCGCCCCGGTGCGCGGATCCAGGATGCTATCCGCGCCCTCGACGAGGGCGGCGATGTTGGGCGGGCCGGAGGGGAAGGCCTCGGCGGTGATCTTGAGGCGGACCGCAACATAGGCGCGGCCGCGTCCGCGGTGCTCCGCGGTCCACTTGCCGCCGGTCTCGGCAATCAGATTGGCGTTCGCCGCCTGGTCGGGGTCGCCGAGGTGGCGGTCGATGCGCACCAGGCCAGCGAACTTCGCGTCGGTCGCGAGGGTGTCGCCGAGCCAGACGTCGCCGATGGCGCGGACGCGGTGCGCGGCTAGCACGACGACGGCGTAGAACCAGCCATCGGCGCGGCCGGCGTCGTCGGTGGCCGAGTGGATGAAGACGATCGGCCCGCCGACCTTGCAGCGGCCGAAGACGATCTGGTGTTCGGTGATCGGCTGACGGAAGGACTGCGTGCGGCCGGCCCCGGGCGCGGTGGGATCGTCGCCGGGGCGCAGCGTGGCCGAGGACGTCGGCGCGGTCGGTCGCTTGGCGGGGAAGACCGAGGCGCCGATGGTCGAGACCACGAAGGCCGCGCCGGCGCCGACGATCGCGCCGATGATGCCGCCGCCCATGGCGGCGGAAGCGACGCCGCCGGCGACGACGGCGATGAGGGGAACGGCAGCGGGCATCAGCCGACCCTCCAGGCACAAGCGCAAATAGTGATCGGTGCGCGGATCAGGCCGCGCGGCCCGACGAAGGCGACGCGCCCGGCGTCGAGCACCACACCGAGGCGGTCGGGATCGGGCGCGAGGACGATGTCGCCCATGCGGGCCCGCAGCGGCGCCACGCGCGGGAAGCCCGCGCTGTCGGCGGAGGCGACCAGGTCGTGCTGCACCCGAAAGGCAGGCCGCTCTCCCGTCACCGCCTCCACCGCCGCCAGGGCGAAGCGCCCACAGTTCCAGCGATGGGCGTCGAAGGCGCGCGTCTCGACCGCCGACAGCAGGGCTGCCAGCCGCACCGCCCAGTCCGGCCGCCGCGTCACTGGGCGGGGAGCCGGATCTCCGCCTCCTGCAGGGCGGGGACGTATTCGAAGAAGCGGTCGCCGGGGTACTCGGCCTGCTGGTCGGCGTCGGTATAGCGGCGCACCTCAGCGCGCTCGAGGTCGACGAGCCGGCTCTCGCAGGTGAGCGCGACCCGTGGCTCGGCGCCGTCTGTCACCTCCATCGTGTCCATGAGCCCAGCCCAGAGCGGGAACGGGTCGGCGACGAAGGCGCCCTCCGCGTCGAGCAGCGCGCCCCAGAGCCGGGCGGGGTGCAGCCGGAAGCTGCGCTCGGCCAGCGCGATGTCCACCACCTCCTGCGGCACCGGCGACAGCGCCAGCGTCAGCCGCACGGCGCGGAGCTCGACCGTTTCCTCAACCTCGCCAACGGCACCGATCGAGCCGACGCCCTCGAACACCTTCCCCGCCCAGTTCAGCTGGCCGAGCCCCGTCCAGGCGCGGAAGGGGCCGGAGGCGAAGTCGAGCTCGACCAGCACGACGGGTGCGGCGACCGGAGAGGTGGCGGAGGAAGCCGCATGCGGCGATAGCCGTGGCGTACCGTTCGCGTCGGACACTACAAAGCTTCCTCGAGGCGGATGGTGATCGCCGTGAAGCGCCCAGGCCGTGTCGGGTTGGCAGCCTCGTCGTCGGAGACCAGGCGCATGGCGACGGTGGGCCTGGTCAGCACCAGCGGCTGGTTGATCAGCAGCGCCTCGCGCAGCGGCGGGGCGATCGGGATGGTCGCCGTGCCCGCGCCGGAGGCGGTGACGGGCTCGGTGGCGATGTAGAGCCGCCCCGCCAGGCCAATCAGGTCGCCGGCGCCGACCGCGACGCCATTGGGCCACCAGCCCCCGGTCTGGATTGCGAGCGCCCCGCGCGGCGCGCCGGCCGCAAGCGCCGGATTGCCCGAGCCCACGACGAAGCCGGTGCCGTCCGTGAAGATGGTGGCGTCGGAGTAGGAGAACGGCCCGGTCGGTACGTCGCCCTGCACCCGCGGGTCGCCGGTGCGGAACTCGCGCCGCCAGTCCCAGACGCGGACGGTGTTCACCGAGCCGGCCAGCGCCGCGATCAGCCCTTCGAGCAGGCCGGCGCGCACGCGGTCGAGCGGGTCGAAGGTCGCCTGCGCCACCCAGCGCGCCCCCTCCCGCCGGAGCACCTGGGTGGCGCGGGTGACCGGCGAGACGAAGCGCGTGGTGTTGTGCTGCAGATAGAAGGTCAGCCGCGTCGGCCGCAGCGCCTCGGGCCAGGCGTATTCGGTCATCCGCGCACCGTCTCGTAGGCGCTGCCGCCGCGGCGGATCGCGTCCAGCGTCATCGCCGAGGCCTGCCGCGCGATCTGGCCAGCGAGCAGCCGCAGCCGTGCCTCGACGCCTGCGTCCGCGCCGCGCGCATCGATGTTGATGGTCTGCTGGATGACCGGGCCGCCGGGCGCCATGCCGTTCGGCAGCACGGTCCCGCCGCGGTCCGGCACGAACCACTCCGGGCCCCGCTCGCCGACGATGTAGGGCTGGCCAGCCGCGACCGGCCCGCCCTCCGCCCGGAACAGACCGCCGAGCCAGGAGCCGATGCCGTCGAACCAGCTGCCAGCACCGAGGCTGGTGAGACCCGCCGAGACGGCGTTGCCCAGCGGCTCGGTGATGGTGCGCCGCGCGATGATGCGGGTGATGTCCTGCAGCAGGCCCTGCATGACCTTTGACAGCTTGTCGCCGCGGACGATCGCGTCCTCGAAGGCCGAGGAGAACGCGAAGCCCAACTCGCGCGCTGCCTCCCGCGTCCCCTCGGTGCTGCGCTGGAGGCGGCGCTCGGCCTCCTCCAGATCCTCCAGCGCGCGCTGCGCCTCCCGCCCTATCGTCTCGTCCGGGATCGGCCGGCCGGCGCGCTCGGCGCGCTGCACCAGGTCGGACAGCCGCTCCAGCCCGCGCTGGTAGCGCTCGTAGGCGGTCTCGTTGTCCTGGATGAGGCGCTCGCGCTCGCGCAGCAGGTCGTTCAGCTGCCGCTCGGCGTCGCGTGCCTCCCGTGCGCCCTCGGTGCTGGCGCGGCGCACCGCGGCGACGCGAGGCTCCAGCCGGCGCAGCGCCTCATCTCGCTCCTGAAGTGCGAGGGTCTCGAGGCGGGTGCGCTCGGCGGCGGTGACGCCACCAGCGGCCTCGGCCTCACGCAACCGGCGGACCCGCTCTTCGTATTCCCGGTTGATCCGGAAGCGGTCGTCGAGGTCTCGGGTGAGCTCCTGGACGTCCTGCGTGGCGCGGCGCCGGCGGGCATCGGCGGCGGCCTGGCCGGCGCGCTCCTGCTCCTCCAGGCGGCGGTTCAGCGATTCCCGCTCGGCGGTGTCGATCTCGGCCAGCGTGGCGAAGTAGTCGCGGCGCAGTTCCTCCAGCCGCGCCCGGCTGTCGACGCCGGCCTGCTGCTCGGCGGTGCCGACCAGGCCGGGGCGGATGCTGCCGCGGCGCACCGGGGCGCGCAGGCTGTCGCGGCCGTCGCCCTCGCTCTCCAGCCGGCCGATCTGGGCCGAGAGCGCCTCGGCCTGGCGGCGCAGGCCGGCGAGGCGTTCCTCCTCGCTGCGCAGGCCGGCGCCCTGGCGGACGCTGTCCACAGCGCGCGCGGCGGCCGACAGTGCCCGGGCCAGCGCGTTGGACAGGCCGATGGCGCGGTCGAGCTGGCCCAGAAAATTCTCGGTCGCCGCCGTCAGCTGCCCGAAGGCGCGGCCGAGCGAGAGCGGGGCACGGTCGAGCTCGGCACCGAGGCGTTCGGTGGCGCGCAGCAGCGCCGGGAAGACCCGCTCGGCGGTGAGCTTGCCCTCGGAGCCAAGCTTGCGGAGCTCGCCGATCGAAACGCCGAGCTCGCGGGCCAGGCCCTCGGCCAGCAGCGGCATGGCCTCGAGGATCGAGCGCAGCTCGTCGCCCTGCAGGACGCCCGAGGCCAGCGCCTGGGCCAGCTGGAGGGTCGCGCTGCTGATCTCCTGCGTCGATGCGCCGGAGACGATGGCGACGCGCTGCAGGCCGCCGACAAGGCGCACCACCTGATCGGAGGTGGCGCCGATCTCGCGGGCGGCGATCGAGAAGCGCTGGAAGGCGTCGACGCTCTCCGACACTGCGACGCCGGTGGAGAGCGCGTTGCGATACAGCGCCTCGTAGACTTGGCCGGCGCGCTCGACCAACCCGGTGGCGTTCTGCAGGCGCGAGAGGCCCTGGGTGAGCGCGTCGCCGGCCTGGACGAGGGCGCGGGCGGCCACCGCCACGCCGGCGAGCTGGATGCCGCGGGTGGCGACGTCCAGCAGTTCGAGGGACCGGGAGGCGCGCTCGGCGCCGCCCTTGATCTGGTCGAGGGAGCGCTGGCCGGTCTCGCCCACCTCACGCAGCCCGGCCTTGACCCGGGCAGCGTCGTCCAGCGAGAGGCGGACCGAGACGCGGCGGGTTGCATCAGATACCGTCATGCAATGCAAGGCCCTTCTGTGTGGCCCGCAGGGACGCGCGGCTGCGCTATTTGGATGGCTACGCCGCGCGCCCCTGCTCTGTGATCGGGACGAAAGGCCTGCGGTTCTTCGCGACGCTGTAGATGGCCATGAGCATCTTCCGCATCGCGGCGATGAGCGCGACCTTGTGAGGTTTGCCGCTGGCCTTCAGTCGATCGAAGAAATTCTGCAGCCATGGATCGCGTCGCACGGCGCCGAGCACCGGCATCCACAGCGCGCGCCGGAGCCGCGCGTTGCCGAGCGGCGCCAGCTTCGCCCGGCGTGCATTCTGCTTGCCCGACTGCTTCAGGCCGGGGACCACGCCAACATAGGCAGCAAATGCCGAGGCCGACTTGAAGCGCGCCGGATCGCCGACTGCGGCGATGATGCGTGCCGCTGTCTGTGGCCCTATGCTGTTCACCGTCAGAAGCAGCTTGCCGAGCTCGTGGCCGTCGATGATGCGGGCGATGTCCCGGTCGATCTCAGCGAGGCGTTCGCGCCACAGGTCCAGATCCTGGCAGATGTGCCGCGCCTGCATCTCGTACGTCGCGCCATGGTGCTGGCCGATGGACCGCTTGGCGGCGTTGACGAGCTGCTCCGCGAGTTCGGCACCCACCAGGCGGGTCCGGGCATATCGGAGCCGGGCGATACGCCGCGGTGTGGCCGCGGCGAATGCGCGCGCTGTCGGGTAGTCTGCCAGGAGGCTCGTCGCCAGCCGGGTGTCGAGGCCATGGACGTAGCGGGTGAACTCCGGGAAGGTCAGGTCGACGAGCCGATGCAGCTGCAGGATGCGCGCTTCGAAATCCTGCTGGAGGCGATCTCGATGCCGAACGAGCTCCCGCAGGTTCTCGACGGCCTCGTCGTGAAGGTGCGATGGCGAGGGGCGCCGCTCGAAGCCAAAGCGCGCGAGGGCGGTGGCGTCGATCGCGTCCGTCTTGGTGCGCTCGAGTTTGGCGTCCTGGAAGCGCCGCGACACGAGCGGGTTCAGCAGGGCGACGTCGTGACCAGCCGCGGTGAGCACCGCGAACACGTTCTTCCAGTAGTGGCCAGTCGCCTCCATCACCACGAGCACCGGCGCCGGTCCCAGCAGGCGGAGGAGCGTGTCGTAGCCTTCCCGGTCCTCACTGAACGGCGCGGGCTTGCCGATGGGCGCGCCCTGCTCATCGAGGCGGGCGAGGACGTGGCGCTCTGATGCGATGTCGATGCCGGCGAACATGGGGCCTCCTCGGTGTGGTGCAGGCCGGGAGCCTCGGAGCCGGCGTTCGAGCTCGCGCTTGTGCAAGCGAGGCTGCCGACTGGCTGATCGACACCTCGGGATACCGTTCGAGCCGAGAACGCCGGTCGAGGGCGCCAATCTGACGCCCGGGGAAGAGACCCCAAACCATGTGCGGCGACCCTCTCCCAGCGACCGCCGCGCCACCCTAGCCAAGGAGGGCGCACCGGCGGGGACACCAGTTACAAGCCATTCGGCTTTCCCTCCCCGTCACGGCGGGCGGCGCTGCCCTCGGCCATGCCGATGCGGATGGCGAGCAGCAGCTCGGCGGCGGCCCATCCGGACGCACCGAGATCGCGCGCCGCGGCGAGCGCGCCGGCGGTGTCGAGCGTCAGGCCGGCCATGGTGACCTCGGCGCAGGCCGTGCCAGCGGCCCAGCAGGCGTGGCCCTCAAGGCTGGTGGGGGCGTGCGCGGCATAGGGGCAGGCATCGGCGCAATCGCGGCCGAGGGCAGCGCATCCGCGGCAGTATTCGGGCCCGCGGCCGAAGTGCCAGGCGGCGCGGGCCCTCAGCCGTTTCCCTCGGCGGCCACCGCGGCGACCGGCGCGGCGGCGCGATCCCAGAACGCGGCGGCGATGTCGTCGAGGTCCATCAGCCGCTCGACCGCCTCGGGCGAGAGCGGCAGCGGCTTGCCGGCGGTGTCGCCGACGCCCTCCCAGCCGGTGACGGCGTGGCGGGCAAGCGCCTTGACGAGGAAGGCGAAGGAGAGGCCGCGCGACATGTCGGGATCGAGATCCGGATCGGCGAGGCGGATCGCGGCGAGGCGGCGCGCGGCGGCGGCCTGCGCGGCGGCCATCACGGCCGTGGTCACCGGGCGGATCTCCACGCGGACGCCGCGCGGCAGGTCGAGCCAGTACGGCTCGGCCGGGAGGTCGAGGGTAAGCATTGCGTGGTCCTATCGGGTGGAGGTGGGTTAGGCCGCATTCAGAGCAGGGCGACCGGGCTTAAGGGCCACTACGGCCGAACGATCACGGTCGGTACGCGCGCGCCCTTCTCATTTCCGGTAACTATCGAGCCATTGCTCGCGAATTGGAACAAGGCGAATGGACGAGTATGTGAAGCTGGCGAAGCGCGCGGCCGACGCTTTCGTTGTGTTGAGTAAGATTCGGACGCTTGCCTTAAAGACTTGGCACGACATGGAGGAGACCCAAATCGAGGGGCCTCCCGCGGTGAAGGAGGCTCTCCAAGCCTATCTGGAGACCCTCGTGGCCCTGGTCCCCGAAGTGAAGGGCACCAGCAATCTGGGCCGCCACATCCACTTTAATTGCCGTGGCGATTATTGGGATATCGTCAATTTCGATATCCCGACCGTCGAAGCCGCCATTCAGAAGCTGCTCGCGACTCCGCCGCCGGAGAACGACAAGCGATTTGGCTTTGAGGATCTCCTGCATGCCAAGGTGCGCGATACCGCCCTGCCACTCTATCGCGACGGGCACATGAAGGAGGCGGTGGTGAGAGCCTATGAGGAGGTCTTCATCGAAATACGCCGCAGGACTGGTCGGCAAGAGGACGGCGCGAAGCTGGTGAATGAGGTGTTCAAGCCAGAAAAGCCGCTCCTGATCGTCAAGACGCTTGAGACAGAGAGTGGCTTGAGCAGGCAAAAGGGGTACATGGAGTTGCTGCGCGGCGCATACCAAGCTTTCCGGAACGTGCTCGCCCATCCAGACCCCGAGCTTCGCGTGTCAGCTCAGTCTGCTGCTCGACACCTGATCTTTGCTTCGATCCTGATGCGGGCTGTCGTCGAAGCGAAGAAAGCTACCTGATCAGGAGGTCCGAGCATCATCAGGCGTACTCCGTCCCCGCCTGCTGATTTTTCAGCACCGCCGTCATCATCCGCGTCGCCGTGGCGTTGAAGGCCGCGCGGAACTCGAAGCTCGCCTCGACGCCGGCCGGTCCCTCGATCGGCGTCTTGGCGAGCGCCAGGTAGACCTCGTGCAGCGTGAAGGTGAGGCTGCGGTTGGCGTCGATGGTGAACGCAAAGGCGAACTCCGCCGCGGTGCCGTTCTGCGCCTGGGTCAGCAGCGTGGTGTCCGCGAAGCGCGCGGTGATCTGGCCGGTGGCACGCGCGATGCCGGGATCCGCGCCCTCGATCTTGCGGTCGGCGCGGATGGTGCGCACCGCCTCGACGCTGTTCGAGTAGGCGAGCCGCGCGCCGGTGACCTGCGCCAGCGCCGCGCCGCCACGGGTGATCGAGCCCTGTGCCTTGTTGAAGGCGGTATAGGCCGCCGAGACCGGTGTGCCGCCGGAGGACGAGCCCGAGCGCGTCGAGCCCTGGGCGATCAGCTTGATCGTCGCGGTGGCCGGTCCGGTCGGGCTGAAGTCGATCTCCAGCGCGTCGGCGCGGACGCCGGCGCAGACGTCGTAGCTCGGCACGTCGGGATAGCCGACCTCGATAGCCTGCGAGGGCAGCGTCGCCGCGCCGGAACCGAAGGTGTGGGTGAAGTTCGGGTTGGTGCCGGTGGTGGTCGGCGCACCAAGCAGCAGGCGCAGCCAGTGGCCGATGTTGATCAGGTCCACCGGCACGATGACGTCGCCCTCGACCGTGACGGTGTCGAAGAACGGCGCGGCGGGATCGCGATTGCCGCCGAGGCCGATGACGTCGGCATCCAGCAGCGGCTGCTCGGCGCCGAGGTTGCAGGAGAGAAAGGGCACGCGCCGCCAGTTGCCGCCCGGCGCGATGCCGTAGGTGACCTCCGGGATCATGAGCAGGCGCGAGTTGGCGCCGATGGCACGGGGCATGGAGCGTCTCCGGGAGCGGGATCAGGCCAGCGGCGAGCCGGCGACGGTGAAGGACAGCGTGACGGGAACGGAGGCGGCGCGGGCCGCAGCGGCGCCCTCGGTCTCGGCGTCGTCGAAGGAGGGCGCACCGGGCTGCGCCCACTCGACCGCCCCGCCGAGGGTGCGATCGCCGGCGATCGCGGCGGCGATGTCGACCAGCAGCGTGTCGAGCAGTGCCCCCGTCGCGGCGACCACCTCGACCTCGGCGCGGTGCTCGATCGCCCAGGCGAGCGGCGAGAGGATCGCGGTCTCCTCCAGCGTCTCGCCGTCGCGGATCACCACCAGCCCGCCAGCGGGCAGGCGCTGGGGCACGGTCTCGTTGCGGAGGACCTTCGGGGCGGGGTTCCGGGCGGCCAGGGCGGCGCCCAGACGCGCGGACAGGGCGGCCAGGGCCGTCTCGCGCACACTCATCCGGTCCTCCCGGCTTCGGCCTCCCAGGCCGCCACGAAGCGCCGCGGCAGGCGCCGCAGGGCGCGCAGCGACGCCCCGCGCACGTCGAGGCGCTTGGCCAGCTTCACCTGGGGCAGCAGCAGGAACATCGGCACCATCCCCTGTTCGAGCAGGCCGTGGGCCCAGGCCTCACGGCCCTTGCGGTTGGCGGTGCCGACCTCGGCGACGCCGCCGGCGATGAGGCGGGTGCGGCGGCGCCGCCCGGTCTGCGTCCCCTGGCGCAGTGGCAGGCACCAGACGAAGCCGCGCCCCGAGCGGAAGGGCCGGAGGAAGCCCTGGCCGGAGGCGACCATCTGCGCGGGCGTGACGCGCAGCCCCTTGTCGCCGCGGCCGCGCCAGCCGCGGGCGGCGTTGAAGCCGGTGGCGATCGCCAGAAACCGCCCACCGCCCTTCGGCCGGATCAGCGCCCCACGCTCGAAGGCGTCAATCACCAGCGGCGTCTTGCTCCAGACCAGGCCGGCGGCGCGCATCGACACGCCCGTGCGCGGGAAGACCTGCGAGCGCCAGGCATTGGCGATGCCGCGCGCCCTGCCGCCGAGCGAGCCGGTAACCTGCTGACGCAGCTCCCCCTTGAGCACGTCGGTTTCGGCTCGGACAGCACGAGAGGCGGCACGCTCGCCCGCGCGGACCTCGTCCGCGAGCGCCTTCCGGAGGTCACCGACAAGGGCGGTGAGCCGCACTGCCTACCGCCGGCAGAGCATGCGCCAGGCGACCCCTGCGGCATCGCGCTCGGCGCTGTCCACCGTCAGCAGGTCCGCGCCGATCGCGAAGGTGTCGCCCGCCTCGACCGCCGCCAGCAGCGCGATGCTGACGGTCAGCACGTCCGTCGCGCGCAGCACCGCCGTGTCGAAGGCATCCACCACCCGATCGGGGCTGGAGCGCAGCACACGGATCGCCAAGGGAGCGCCGCTGCCCGCCGCCCGGTAGGTCGCCTCGACCCCGAGGTTCGGGTCCGTGGCGAGCACCGCCAGCGCATCGTCGAACACGCCCATGGCGGCTCAGCCCAGCCCGAGCCAGGAGGCGAGCTTCGCGCCGACTGCTGCGCCGACGATGCCGCCGGCCGCGGCCGCGCCGGTGGCCGGGATGGCCGGCGATGCACCCGGCACCCCGCCCGCCGCCAGCGACAGCCGCGCCGTGAGGCCGGCCATCGCCTTGACCAGCTCGGTCACGGTGCGGGTGAGCTCGCGCATGTCCTTGTCGCCCTCAGCCAGGCGTCGCTCGATCTCGGTCAGGCGGGTGACGATGGTGCCGAGTTCACGGTCGTGGTCCGTCATCGCGCGACCTCCCGCTGCCGCTGCAGCCGCTGGTGGATGGTCCAGGCCGCGACGCCGAGCACCGCGACAGCGACACCCCAGGGGCCGAGCGCGCGCAGGACCGAAGCTAGGCCGTCGGCATGCGGCGCCAGCGTCGTAACGGCATCGACCACCGCCGCCGCCGTGACGCCGGCGACCACCGAGCCTGCCGCGGCGCGGACCGTCCCGCTGTGGGCGAGGCCGGGCTGAACCAGGCCGGCCATGCGCAGGCCCTCCGCGATCGTCTCCGGTGCGTAGGGCATGCCGCCCAACTCATGGCGGATGATCGCCTCGACCAGCCCGCGCATCGTCGCCGCGTCGTGCAGGTCGATCGGGTCGTCGAGCCCAACGCCGAGCCGCGTGGCGACCGCCGCCTGGTAGGCGCGGGTGTCGTTCTCGCTGCTCGGGGCCCAGCGCGCGACGATGCCGCGGACGGTGCGCAGCCTGTGCCGGTCCCCGTAGCTCTGCAGCAGCAGTGCCAGCGCGCGGATGCCGTGCTGGTGCGAACGGAAGCGGCAGAAGCGTCCGTCCGAGGGCGGCGTCTCGAGGCCGAGCCACTTGTTCGCCGGGCTGTGCTCGATGTTGCCCGGGTTGCGGTTGCGATAGCCGCGGCTCTTGCGCGGATCAGGTCGGCTCATGGGTCTCTCCGGCAGTAGACGCGCCACGCCACGCCGAGCGCGTCACGCTCGGCATGGGTGACGGTCAGGACGTCAGATCCGAGGGTGACGCTGTCCCCCGCGGCGAGGTCGGGAACATCGGCCACCGCGACCGTCAGCACGTCGGTCGCCTGGATCACGGCGGCGTCGAACGCGCCCGCCACCCGGTCGGGCGACGACCGCACCACGCGCACGGCGACGGCTGGGCCTGCTCCGCCCTGGCGCCACTCCGCCGTCGTCGCAACGTGCGGATCGGCGAGAATGTCGCGGAGCGCCGCGGCGAAGACCTCCACCTCAGTTCGAGGAGAAGATCCGCACCGCGAGGCGCGGGCGCTTGTTGATCGGCAGGATCGAGGCCTCGGTCTTGACGTCGATCCCCGAGCCGTCGCGCCGCGGCAGCTGGCGCGCATAGATCGGCAGGCCGACCGTGTTCACCGTCTCGATCAGGTTCGCCGGCGCGCCGTAGGTGACGAAGGTGTCGAGCGTGCCGAGCGGGAACGCGATCCCCTCGCCCGCCGGAACGAGCTTCTCGGTGCCGCCGGTCGAGAGCGTCACCGTGGCGTTGTACTCCTCGAACACCACGCCGGAGAACGGGAAGCGCCGGCGCGTATCCTCGCGCAGCGGCTGGGCACCCGTCGAGGCGTAGTACTTGTACGCCTCCTCGACCTTGGCATGGCCGATCAGACGGTCGAAGAACTCGGGGCTGACCAGCGCGTGCACGCCGGTCATGGTCTCGCCCTTCAGCTCCTCCTCGACCAGGCGCAGCAGCGTCCGCACCTTCGCCTGCACGCTGGTCGTCGCGGTGCCGAGCAGGAAGTCCACCGCGAGCTGGGCCAGGCCGAACTCGGTGAAGTAGTTGTAGAGCGTCACCCCGGCACCGTCCTTGACGATGCCGCGCAGCGCGTTGACCTCCATGTACTCGCGCGTCTGGGCGTGCTTCACGCGCATGCGGGTGAGCTTGCGCTCCATCACGGTCGCCAGCGGATCGGCCGCGTCGGCCACGCCGAAGCCGCGCACGCCCTGGATGTCCTGGGGGGTGATGACGTCGTCATGCGGGATCCAGGGCACGGTGAAGGAGCGCATGGAGCGGAGGTCGCGGTTGGCGACCGTGGCGGGCCCGCCGAGCGGCACGGTGGGGAGCAGGTTCAGCACCCCCTCGGCCTGCTCGATGATCACCGAGCGCTGGGTGACGCCCTCGAAGCGGAACAGGCCCATCTGCCCGAGCCTTGTGTAGACGTTGGGCAGGATGTTGATGGCCTGGGTCATCTCGGCGAGCGAGTAGCCGCCGGCGTCGAACGGATTGATGATGGCGACCATCGGTCGGCCTCCTCTGGGTAGAGACGAGAACGGCGCCACAAGGGCGCCGCTGGTGATCGGAGCGGAGCGGGTCGGACTACGCGGTGTCGCGCGGGACGATGCCGGCGGCGCTGAGCTGGGCGTGCTTGGCGGCGATCTCGGCCGGCTGGTCGACCGAGGCGTCGAACACCAGGGCGGCCTTCGAGACGATCGCCGGGCCGCGCGCGACCACCAGGCCGTTGCGGTTCCCCGCAGTGGCGTCCACCGCCTCGATCAGCACCGCGACCGCGGTCTCGGCACCCTCGTCGCCGGTCACCGTGGCGGCGGGCGAGAAGCGATGGATGCCGCTCGCCGTGATCTTCCCGAGCACGGCGCCGAGCGGATAGTTGGTGCCGCCCTTCAGCGTCACGACCTCGCGGCTGTAGTTGCCGTTGAGCTCGTACTTCAGCAGGTCGCCGAGGGTCGGCGCCATCACCAGAACGGGCATGGGTTGGGTCTCCTGATCAGCTGCGGGCTGCGGCGGCGCGCTCGCGCGCACGCCGGACGATCGGGCTTTCGTCGGCACTGCCGGGCTTCGGCGCAGCCGCGATCACCGCGCTGGCCTCGGCGCGCGCGGCGAGCGTGTCGAGCACGGAGCGGCGCAGCGCGTGGGCGGCGACGCCACGGCGGATCGCATCCGCGGCATCGACCGTGACGCCGAGCCGCGCCGCCTGCGCCGCCACCTCGGCGATCTCGGCGGCGTCGGCACGCGCGGCGTCATCCTGAGGCGCAGGCTCCGGCGATGCGGCCTCGCGCGTCTCCTGCGACGGCTCGTCCTGCGTCTCCGTCGCGGGGGCGACGTCGGGTTCGACCGGGTGGGTCATGATCACTCTCCTTGAAGGGCTCTGGCGGGTCCCATCGCGGCACGCCGCGATGGGGTCCCGCGTGGTGGCACTGCGACGACTCATCGGCGCCGCGAGTGTGGTGGTCATCTCCGCGAGCGTCGTCTCGACGGTGCCGATCCGATCGGCGAGGCCGAGCGCGACGCCAGCACGGCCGCGATAGATCGCCGCCTCGGTGGCGCGCACCGCCTCGGGCGTCAGGCTGCGATTGCGCGCAACCAGGCTGACGAGCTCGCTGTACAGCGCGTCGACGTCCGCCTGGATCGCCGTGCGCGCCGGATCCGACAGCGGCTCGTGCGGGTTGCCGTCGAGCTTGCGCGCGCCGGCGTGGATGAACGTCCAGGCGAGCCCGGCCTTGGCGTCCGAGCCGCTCTGGTCGACGTGCGCGGCGACCACGCCGATCGAGCCGACCTCGCCGGTCCGGGTGACGTAGATCCGCTCCGCCGCACTGGCGATCGCATAGGCCGCCGAGGTCGCGCTCTCGCTCGCCACCGCCCAGAGCGGCTTGCCCGCGGAGCCGCGCAGCGAGGCGAGCCGATCGACCAGATCGAACATCCCGGCGACCTCGCCGCCGGGGGAGTCGATCTCCATCACCACGCCGCGCACCGACGGATCGGCCAGCGCGGCCTCGACCGTCTCGCCGACCTCGCCATAGACGGACGCGCCGAACAGCTCGGTCAGCCAGTCGCCGCGTGCGACCAGCGGGCCGAGCACCGGCACCACGGCGATGCCGGCGTCGGTGACAGCATAGCCGCGGCCGCGCGTCGCACTCTCGCCGGGAGGAGCAAGCGTCACGCGACTCGCGGCTAGCAGCGTCTCGAGCGCGCGCGGCGCGATCGCCAGCGGCCGGCTGGCGAGCCGCAGCAGTGCAACCTCGATGCTCATGCGTGATCCTCAGGCCGGCGGGGCGGTCGTTTCGTCTTCCGCAGGCGCCGGAGCCTCGCTCGGCGCATTCGGCGCGGCCCCGAACACCAGGCCGAGGCGCTGCTCGCGCGCACGGTCCGCGGCAATCTCCGCATCCACCTGCTCGGCGTCGTAGCCGCGCTCGGCGAGTGCCTGGGTGCGGCTCTTCAGACCCGCCTCGATCTGCTCGATCTCCGCTCGCGCGTCCTTCAGCGGATCCACCCAGTCCCAGCGCGGCGGCAGCCAGGCGCAGCCGAGATAGGTCCGCCGGTTCTCCTCGTAGTCCGGAAGCGCGAGCGCTCCCGAGAACACCGCCGTGTCCAGCCACCGCTGCCAGACGCGCCGGCAGATCTGCCACACCATCACCGCGTGCTGATACGCCTCGATGCGCCGGCGGAACTCCAACAGCGCCAGCCGCGAGTTCGAGTAGTTCGCCTTCAGCATGTCGTTCGACAGGAACGCGTAGGGCACACCCAGCGCCGCCGAGACCTGCAAGAGCGTGCGGTACTGGAACGGCTCATAGGTCTGGCCGACGTCGGCCGGCGCCGAGGTCTGGATCTCCTCGCCGGGCTCCAACATCACCACCTGGCCCGGTTGCAGGTCCATGCGGCGCTCGCCGTCCGCACCGTCGCTCTCGGCGACGTCGAACGGCTCGGCCGGCGTCGGCGTGGTGATGAACAGCGCATGCATCGCCGCGACCTTCTTCCGGTCGAGCTCGGCGTCGTCGTACTGGTCGAGCAGGAACAGCTTCACGATCCCCGGGGCGAACCGGGAGATGCCGCGCAACTGGCCGGCATCGACCGGGTCGATCACGTGGATCACCTCCTCGGCCGGCACGCGCACGGTCTCGCCGGCGACGCCATGGTCCGTCACGTCGCCGGGATGCCGGCGCAGGAAGTGGTAGGCGACGCGGCGGCCGATGTGGTCGAACTCGATGCCCTGGCGGATGACGTTGCCATTGGCGGCGCGCTCGTTCCGGTGCAGCGGCAGCATCTCCGAGGGCAGCATCTGGATCTGCAACGGCACGGCGAGCCCGTCCTCGGGCCGGCGCGGGCGGAAGCGCAGGAACACCTCGCCGGCGATGAACACCTCGCGTGCGGCACGGCGCTGCTGGCCGTAGAAGTCGGTGAAGCCCTCGGCGTCGCTCTCGTCGGTCCAGTCCAGCCAGAGCCGCTGCATCGTGGCCTTGAGCGCAGAGTCGGCGATCAAGGACGACGGCTTGATGCCGGCCCCCACCACGTTGCCGGCCCAGGACTCGATGGCGTTTGCCGCATAGCCGTTGTTGCGCACCAGCCAGCGGGCGCGCGCGGTGATGTCCGCGCCGGCGGCGGCGATCAGGGTGTTGAGATGCGCGCGCGAGGGCTGGAAGTGACGCAGCCGGCGGCTCGCCTCGCCCGCCTCGAAGCCGCCGAGCAGAGCACCGACGCGCCGGCGCCAGCGGGAGAGCGTGCCGAGCACGGCGGCTCAGAGCCCCTTGCTCGCGGCGATGCGGACGATCCGCCGCCGCGCGCCGGCGGAAACGTCGGCGATGCGGCGCTCCAGGTCCGCGATCGCTGCCGCCATCTCCGCGTCGGTGGCGTAGGTGATGCGGCGGCCGTCGATGTCGACGACGCGCACGCCGCGCCAGCGCGCCTCGAGCAGCGCATCGCGCCGCGCCCTCATCTGCTCGATCGTCACGGCAGCACCTCAGCGCAGATAGGACGGGGTGAACACGCGTCGGCCGCGCAGCAGACGACGGCGCAGCACGCCGGCAGACGGTTGTGGCGGCTCGGTATCGTCCGGGCGCTCGGGTGCCACTGGTGCAGGCACGTCATCATCGCCGCCACTGGGGGTGACCTGCGCCTCGAGATCCCGCCAGGTCGCCTCGGTCCAGCGATCCGCGCCGGCAATCCAGGCCGCGGCGCGCGCATAGACGCGGCAGTCCAGGACCTCGTTACGGTTGTACAGCTTCTGCCATTCCAGCCGAGCGAAGCCGCGCTTCGTGCGCACGCTCACCAACTGCTCGGCCACCAGCTGCTTCACCCATTCCGCTTCCATGCCGCGCGGCAGGTGGACGTAGCCGGCGGGGTAGAGTGCGCCCTCGGCGAGTTCCTCATCCGTCGGCCGGCTGAGCCGCAGGAAACGGTAGGTCTCGCTCTTGAACGTCGCCACCGCGACGGTCCAGAGCCGCGCGCCGCGGCGCAGCTTGCGCCCGCCCTCGGTCACATCGACGTAGCTCGGCCCGACGATCGGCGCGGCGCGGTTGAACCCGTCCACGCCCTTCACCGGCACCACCTGGGCATGCCCGGCGCGGCGCGCCCAGGCATACACAGCCGGCGCCTCGTAGCCGGTGTCGATCGCCAGCTTCGCCAGCCCCAGCCGCGCCCCGTTCGCGTGCGGCCAGGTGCGGCCGAGCAGCGCGGTCAGGCTCGCCCAGGTGCCGGCATGCTCGGGCCCGCCATCGATGATGACGTGATCGACGAACCAGCTCTCCAACCCACGGCCCCAGGCCCAGATCGAGACCTCGATCCGGTCGCGCTGCACGTCGGCGCCGGCGGTGAGGAACAGCGCGCCACGTGGCACGATGCCGATCGGCCAGTCCTCGCGGCGCTCATACAGCCGCTGCCAGTCCGGCGCCTCGCCGCTCTCCTGCCAGGTCTCGCCCAGCACCGTGTTCTTGAACGTCTTGATCGCGCGGTCGTCGCCCTGCGCCGCCTCCCACGACCGGGCGATCTCGCTCCAGGCCAGCCACCCCACCGGCGAATAGAGCGCCGAGATATGGAAGCCGATCGTGTGGGGATCGGCGGATGCGGCCGTGGCGCGCCAGGCGCCCTCGGCCAGCATCGCGGTCTTGTGCTGCTCGCCGATCGGATGATCGCACGCCTCGCACAGATACGTGGCACCCTCCGGCTCGCCCTTCTGCCAGACCAGCCGCTCGAACCGCAGCCACTGCATCGCGTTGCAGCGCGGGCACGGAACGAAAAAGCGGCGCTGGTCGGAGGCCAGGTACTCGCGCTCGATGCGCGACAGCCCGGCAATCGTTGGCGTCGAGACCAGGAAGGTCTTGCGGCGCCAGCCGAAGGTGCGTGCCCGCGCCTCGGCCAGCGCAATCGGATCGCCCTCGCCCTCGACGTCGCCCGGATAGGCGTCGATCTCGTCGAGGAACAGGAACCGCGCGCTCATCGAGCGCAGGCCCACCGCGCTGTTGGCACCGGTCATCACCAGCTGGCCGCCGGGGAACTCCTTCGAGAGCTGGCGGTTGCCGGAGTCCCGCGAGCGCGCCGGGGCGACCCGCTCGCGGATCGCCGGCGTCTCCTCGATCAACGGATCGATGCGCTGGTCGGAGAAGCGCTTGGCGAGCTCCGTGGTCGGCTGCACCGCCAGCATCGGCCCCGGCGCGTGGTGCACCACGTAGCCGATCCAGTTCGTCCCCACGGTGGTCGCACCCACCTGCGCCCCCTTCATGAACACCACCCGCCGCCCCGGGTGCGACGGCGACAGCGCGTCCATCACCTCGCGCAGGTAGGGCGTGCGCGACGTCCGGTACGGGCCGGGCTCGGCGGAGTCGCGCGAGCCGAGCACGCGGTGCCGGTCGGCCCACTCCGAGACCAGCAGCGCCGGCTCGGGGGCGAGGCCATCGCGCCAGGCCTGGACGATCTCAAGGTCGCCGTCGAACCGGCCGATCTCCGTGAGAATCGGGACCCCAGCGCGCTCGCGCGCTGGGAACCCGTGGCGGTCCAGGCCGGTCATGCCACCGTGATCCGCACGTCGTTGCGCTCGGCGAGCAGCGTGCGCAGCCGCGCATCGAGCATCGTCTGCAGCCGGTGCGCATCGACGCCGAGCTCGGCCGCCATCTCGGCGGCGACCCGTGCCGGCCAACCCAGGATGGCGTCACGCTCCTCCTTCGCCAGCCGGTGCACCAGCAGCAGCGCGCGCGCCTTGTCGACCAGCAGGCCCTTGCGCTCCTCGAGGCGGAGCTTGCGCTCCTGCGCCTTCAGCATCTCGTTGGCGGTGCGCGCGGTGTGGTAGCTCGACCCGCTCGCCGGCGGGTCGAGCGCGGGCGCCCCGATCGGCAGTGGCTTCGCCGCCGGACGCGGCGGCGGGGGCGGTGGCGGCGTGGCGGTGATCGCGGCGGTCTTGCGCGCCGGATCGGCCGTGCTGGCGAGCTGGGCGCGAACCTTCGCGACGTCCCAGCGCCCGTCCGGCTCCGGCGCGATGCGCCCCGACTGGACCGCCTTCTGCAGCGCGGTGTGGGAGATGCCGAGCCGGCGCGCCACCTCGCGCTGCGAGGCGACCAGCCCGGCCTCAGAGCCGATCATGATGTGATCAAATCCGCCTGATCATCGCAATCTTCGGATCGTGCCTGCCGCTTGGCTCACGCGCGCCCCAGCGCGAATGGTCCTCACGTGCGCAGAACGATGCGCCGAGCAACACAGAGGACCACGATGATGAGCACCAGCAAGCCTGCCCCGCTCCGGATCATCTTCGACTCCCGCGAGTTCGAGCTTTCGCACGGCAGGGCGCCGCGCGGGCGCGGCTCCTGGGCCTTCTCGCGGTACCGGCGCCCCGACCCGCTGTCGAAGGATGTCCACTTCTCGCCCGGTGGCATGACGCTGGCCGAAGCGCGCAAGTGGTTCGTCGCCCGGCTGCGCGCGATCGGCGTCGAGGGCGAGCACGTGATCTACATCCTGCCCTGACGCGGGTTCGAAGATGATCGGGCGCCGCCGCACAACGCAATCGAATGACGCTCGCTTCTGCTTGGCTCACGCGGACGCCAGCGCGAATGGTCGTCGCGTGACGACGATGGAGATCACGATGACCCGGACCGAGAAGCAGGAAGCCCGCGAAGCCGCGAACCAGCAGCGGAGCCTGGAGGCCTTCATGGCGGCGAAGGCGGAGTTCGACGCCCTGGTGGCCGAGTTGCAGGCCATGAGCGCGGATCACTTCGGCGCCGACCCCGAGACGGCGGTCTGGGAGCACGCCGAGATGCTGAAGGACTGGAACACGCGCCTGCGCGACATGACCGACGCCTACCACCGCCGCGGCGAGTACGCGCAGTGAGCGGGGAGGAGACGATGAACGCGACCTACACGATCGAGTTGCAGCGCACGCGCGACGGCTGGGTGTGGGGGATCGACCAGGAGGTCGACTACGGTCCGGCCGCGCACATCCCCAGCCGCTACGAGGACGGCGAGACGGCCTTCCCCACCGCCGCCGAGGCCGCTGCCGACGCGGAACGACGCATCGCCGAGATCGAGGCCGGCAAGCACCGCCGCCTGACCTGACGCGGGTTCCGCCCGCACTGCCCCGACGGGCCTCTGGTCCGCGGGGCTCGGGGCCGTAGGGGGCGGCATGGGGCCGCTCCCCGAACAGGAGCCCCGAACGATGGAACTCTCCGATACCCAGTTGCTGGTGCTGAACGCCGCCGCTTCGCGCGAGGACAAGCTGGTGACGAAGCACAAGCGGCTGCCCGGCGCGTCGCTGCAGAAGGTGTGCGCCGCGCTGGTGAAGCGCGGCCTGCTCGCGGAACTCTCGGGCGTCTCGCGCGATCCGGATGTGCTGAAGGCGAAGACGGAGCTCGGCATGACCGAGTACGCGATCACCCCGTCCGGGCTCGCCGCGATCGGCGTCGATGATGACTCTCCCTACGGCGAGGAGTTGCCGAAGGACGTGCGCGCGGGCGTCGATCCGTTCCTGATCGAGGGTCCGGACAACAACCCGCCGGACGAGGCCGACACGGCGCCCACGGGCGCGGAGGACGCGGCGGAGGCCGCTACCCCCGCGGCGGAGGCGACGGCGCGCCCCACGGCCGCCACGGCGCCAACGCGGGGCAACCTGCGCGCCGCCGCCCAGGCGGTGCTCGATGCCTGGGACGACGAGGACAACCAGCGCTACGGCCTGACGGAGGCGATCGACGGACTGCGCGCCGCCCTCGCCAGCCCCACGCGCGCGGACCGCGAGCCTGGCGCGCCGCGGAAGCCCCGCGCGGGCACGAAGCAGGAGGCGGTGCTCGCCCTGCTGCGCCGTCCCGAGGGCGCGACGATCGCCCAGATCGTCGAGGCCACTCAATGGCAGTCACACACCGTGCGCGGCTTCCTCGCCGGGCTGAAGCGCAAGGGCATCACCGTCGAGGTGCTGGAGCGGGTGCGCCAGGTCGGCCCCAACAAGGAGGGCGCGAAGGGGTCGTTCTCGGTGTACCGACTGGCGACGGACGGAGCGCAGTGATGAGCGACTTCATCCTGCGCATCCGCACCTCGGGGCCGGCGTTCCAGCACTGCCCGACCGCGGAAATCGCGCGCATCCTGCGCACCCTCGCCGACGAGCTCGACCAGCTCCGCTTCGCCGGCGCCTGGCCGCGCCCGCTGCACGACAGTGACGGCAACCGGGTCGGCCAGGCGGAGTTCGTGTTCACCCCGCCCGAGGCGTGATCTCCGGCTCCCACGCCGCCGCCCACCCGGGCGGCGGTGCTGCGTTCGGCAAGAACGCAATGTTATGATCGCGCACTCAACTTGGCTGCGCGGCGCACCAGCGCGAATGGTCCGTCACGGCGGGGAATGGCCCTCGCCGTGATGGAGGTCCACATGCCGCTGATCCGCCTGACCGACGCGACGTACAGGACCATCGCGAGCATCACCATCGGCACGTTCCGGTCCACCGGGCAGCGCCAGCCCGACGGCACCTGGCTGGTGCCGATCGAACAGCGTGTGTTCGACAACATCCAGGCGATGCGCCTGCCCGGGGAGACTGACGAGGACGTGATCCAGCGCGCGATCCACATTTCGCTCGGCCGCCGCCCGTCCTGATCGGGTGATCACGCCGCCGCACGCACACCGCGCATGGCCGCGACGTCGGCGAACGCGCGATCCTCGCCCGCGAGCACGGCCGTCGCGCCCGTGAGACGCTGCCACCGCTCGATCGTCACGTCGCAGTAGCGCGGATCGATCTCCATCGCGACGCAGACGCGGCCGGTGAGCTCGGCCGCGATCAGCGTCGTGCCGCTGCCGAGGAACGGATCGTACACCGCCTCGCCGGGTGCGCTGTTGTTCACGATCGGTCGGCGCATGCAGTCGAGCGGCTTCTGCGTGCCGTGCACCGTCTCGGCGTCGTCCTCGGCGCCGACCATGGCGATCTGCCAGAGCGTGGTCTGGTCGCGCGCACCCTGCCAGTGCCCGGTCGCGCCCTGGCGCACCGCGTAGAGGCAAGGCTCATGCTGCCAGTGGTAGTCGCCACGGCCGAGCACCAGCCGCGGCTTGGCCCAGATGATCTGGCTGCGCACCGCGAAGCCAGCCGCCTCGAGGCTCTCGATCACGGTGCGCGCATGCACGCCCGCGTGCCACACATAGGCGACGTCACCGGCGAACAGCGCCCAGGCCTCGCGCCAGTCGGCACGGTGGTCGTTCAGCACCTTGCCGACACGCATCGTCGCAGACACCCCTGCGGCGTTGCGCCATGCGGGGTCGTAGTTCACACCGAAGGGAGGGTCTGAAACGAGGAGATGCGGCTGCGCCCCGGCCAGCAGCCGCGCGACGTCGGCGGGATTGGTGGCGTCGCCGCAGAGCAGCCGGTGCCGGCCGAGCAACCACAGATCGCCGGGACGCGTCACCGGCTCGGCCGGCGGCTCCGGCGCGGGCTGGTCGGCCGCCTCGGCGGCGGCCGCATCGTCCAGCGCGATGCCGGTCTCGGCGAGCAGCCGATCCAGCGCCGCCTGGTCGAAGCCGAGCAGGCCGAGATCCACCGCGTCGGTGCGGAGCGCGCGCAGCTCCGCTGCGAGCAGGCTCTCGTCCCAGCCGGAGTTGAGCGCGATCTGGTTGTCGGCGAGACGATAGGCGCGCGCCTGCGCCTCGCTCAGATGGCCGAGCCGGATCGCCGGCACCGCGTCCAGGCCGAGCCGCCGGGCGGCCAGCACGCGGCCATGCCCGGCGATCAGCACACCGGCATCGTCGAGCAGCACCGGCACGTTGAAGCCGAACTCGGCAATCGAGGCGGCGATCTGCGTGATCTGCTCGTCCGGATGGGTGCGCGCGTTCGCCGCATAGGGCAGCACCCGATCGAGCGGGATGCTCTCCACGCGCAGCTGGGAACCCATCGCGGCTTGCCGCGATGGGACCCCGTCAGGCCACATCGGCGAGAGCCTCGGCGCGCTCGGCTGCCACCGCGTCGTAGCCGCGGCCATCGCCGGCGAGCATGACGGGAACGTCCGGATGCAGCATGCGAAAGCGGGCAAGCGCGAGATCGACGTACTGCGGCGCGAGCTCGATCGCGCGCACGCGGCGCCCGGTGCGCTGCCCCGCGAGGATCGTCGTCCCCGAGCCGGCGAACGGCTCGAACACCACCTCGCCCTCCTCCGTGTAGGTGCGCATCAGGAACTCCGGCAGCGCGACCGGGAACACCGCCGGGTGCTCGGTCTCGATCCCGCGCGCCTTGTGCCGGGTGATCCGCAGCACGCTGTCCGGCACACGGAACGGCTGGATCGGCCGCCCCTCGTGGGTGCAGCCGCTCATCGTCCCGTCGGCGCGGCGCAGCCCGGTCATGTGCAGCGGATCGCCCGCCCACTTGCAGGGCACGATCTTGTTCGCCTGCCGCGCCGTGCGGTTGAAGTGGAACACCAGCTCGAAGGCGGGCGCGAGCCGGCCGTTCCAGTCGCCCGGCAGGCCGGGCCCCTGGTCCCATGCGTAGAGCGCGAAGCGGCGCCAGCCCTGCGCGCGCATCCAGTCGAGCCAGCCGCGCCAGTACGGCACCCACTCGCCATCGCGGTGGATCAGGCCGAGGTTCACCAGCACCTGGGCGTCGGGGCGCATGGCCAGATCGAGATGCACGAACACGCCCTGCATGAGCGCGTCCCAATCGGAGACGCCACCGGTGGTGTAGTCGCGCTGGCTGCCATAGGGCGGCGAGGTGAACAGCAGCGCGGCCCGATCCTCGGCCATCACGCGGGCGACGCGCGCCGCATCCGTGCTGTCGCCGCACAGCAGCCGGTGTTCGCCGAGCAGCCAGAGATCGCCCGGCCGCGTCACCGCCTGCCGCGGTGCCTCCGGCTCGGCGTCCGCCGGGTCGTCCTCCGGCGCCTCGGTTGCCACCGGCTCGCCACTGGCAACCGCCGGGCTGGCAACCGCCGGGCTGGCAACCGCGCCGTTGCCAGGCTCGGTTGCCAGCGCATCCAGCCCGGCCAGCAGCCGCTCGATCTCCGCGGCCTCGAACCCCGTCAGCCCGAGGTCGAGCTCGCCCATCTGCTGCAACTGCGCGAGCTCCTCCGCGAGCAGCGCCTCGTCCCAGCCGGCATTCAGCGCGATGCGATTGTCCGCAAGCCGGTACGCCGCCTTCTGCGCCTCGGTCAGGCCCTGGCGCACGATCGTCGGCACCGTCGCCAGACCGAGAGATTTGGCGGCTTCCAGCCGGCCATGCCCGGCGATCACCTCGCCGTGCTCGTCCACCAGGATCGGCGCGACGAAGCCGAACTCGACGATGCTCGCCGCGATCTGCGCCACCTGCTCGGGCGAATGCGTGCGCGCATTCGCGGCATAGGGCAGCAGCGATGCGACGGGGCGCGCCTCGACGGCGCTGGCCGACCAGGGGATCTGCACCATCGATGATCCGTGCTGTGGGGGAAGGTGCCCGGCTATCGGGCTGGCAACCTGGCAACTGGCAACTGGCAACTTCGTTTTCGGGGCTGGCGCTAGGCCAGTCCGGCTCGCCCGCCCCCGGCATAAGAACGGCGCCCAAAGGAACCATGTTTTCTGCGGCTTTCCGAGCCGTCCGTTGCGCTACCGTCTCTCGCCGTTCGTTCCGTTCTCCGAAGTGTCCAAGGTTTCTGCGGCTCTCCGCCAGGGCGTCTCTGCCGCCCCACCGCGCGGGACGACGCTCACCCGAGTTCCGCACCCGATCCGCGCGCCACGGGCGCAACCACCAGCTTCCCAGCAGTGGGAACCAGGTGGCCCCCACTCCGCGCGCCAGTGGGCGCATCTCTCGACGCTGGCGAGAGTCTATCGCTTGCGGTTCCGCCGCCGCAATCCGGTTTCTGCGCCCTCGCAACTCCGCGGTGGACAATGTATATACACAGCCGCCAACCCGTTGTCGGAGGCCGCGATGCCAGCGTCTGCCAAGCGTACCACCAGGCCATCGGCACCCCGCGGAAGCCGCACGAGGACAACTACGATTGGCGCGATCAACATCCGCGTGCGTCCCGACGAGCGAGCCCTGATCGATCAGGCGGCCGCCCTCGCGGGGAAGTCCCGGTCGGAGTTCATGCTGGAGGCGGCCCGTGAGGCTGCAACCACGACGATCCTCGATCGCACGCTGTTCCGCATGGACCCGAACGCGTTCAGCAAGTTCGCCGCGCTGCTCGATGCGCCGCCGCAGCCGAACGCCAGGCTGCGCAAGCTCATGAAGACCACGGCACCGTGGGCGTAGCCGCCGGCGTGGGCAGGCTGAGCGCACCGGCCCCGCTCACCGACGAACACGACCTGTCGCTGTTCAGCAGCGGCGAGCCGCCGCTCGATGACTGGCTGCGCAGGCGTGCGCGTGCCAGCCAGGCATCGGGCGCCTCGCGCAGCTTCGTGGTGTGCCGGGATGGCTTCGTGGTTGGCTACCACTGCCTCGCCGCCGGCGCGGTGGCGGCCGTCGCGAGCCCTGGCCGCCGGCGTCGCAACGTCCTCGACCCGATCCCGATGGCGGTGCTGGGCCGGCTGGCGGTCGACCAGTCGCTGCACGGCCAAGGGATCGGACGGGCGCTGCTGCGCGATGCCGTGCTGCGAACGCTGCAAGCCGCCGAAGTGCTGGCCGTGCGCGGCATGCTGGTCCCGACGCTGAACCCGAAGGCGCAGGGCTTCTATCTCGCCTGCGGCTTCGTGCCGTCCCCGAGCGATCCGATGCTGCTGATGGCAACGCTTGCCGATCTGGCCGAGGCGGCGGGCTGACGGATCACGCCGCTGCCGAGGCCCTGACGAGGCCGTAGTGCACCGCCAGCACGCCGAGGGCGGCGACCAGGATGCCCTGCGCATGGACGTGGTGCACCTGCCGGCCCGACCAGCCCTGCCGCGTCGCCCATTCGCGCAGCGAGCATTCCAGGCCGAGCACGTGCCAGAGGCAGCTTCCGCCCGGGCTGTCGGCGCCGCCGAACAGGGCGAGAGCGTTGGCGATCCGGGTGCGCGCACCGGCCTGGCGTTCCGTCAGCGGATCGCCGCCACCGCGTGGCATGCGCAGCAGCTGGGTCGTGCGCATCCCGTCGAGCGCCGCGGTGCGGAACAGCGTGCGGAAGATGCACCCGGCCTCGTGCATCTCCGGCGTGATCGTGCCGTTTGCGAGCATCTGGCCGAGCGTGTCGACGACGCGGCGGTGCTGCACCGGCGTGCCCGTCTCGGGGTCGGCATCGCGGATCGGGTCGGAGACGCTGCCGTGCTGCAGCCGCCACTTCGTCGGCTTCGCCAGATCCTCGCGGGGCGTCGTGGTGCGCTTGGTCTTGCGCTTAGACCCTAATCTCATCTGTTTGGATCATATCCTGCTGCGGCGAACATGTTCTGGCATTCGCGTGGCGTGACGAGATCTAGGATGCGGCCGATGGCGGCCCAGAGGGTGTCGATGGTGCGTGCGGCTTCGCGGCGCAGCAGCGCCTTGATCTTGCTGAACAGGTTCTCGATCGGGTTGAAGTCGGGGGAGTAGGGCGGCAG